TAATCATCCAGTGCGTTTGCAGCAGCGGTGTCACTGCCAAAAATTATTCCACCTGACGCACCGACTCGACCATTATGGGTAACATAAAATTTAGTATTTCCCGAAGAATCCTCGCCTACAAAAGTGTTAAATCCGCCATTGTTGGTAGTTTGTTTTGCAACAATTACGCCAGAGCTTGCATCATGAACTTCAAGTGCGTGTCCAGGCGTCAAATTACCGATCCCAACATTGCCTCCAAAAAAATTAACGCCGCTATTTGAATAAACGCCAAAATCAGTACCTGACGTATAAATTCCTCTGGCACTTCCTGTTCCAGTATCTGTATTGACAAAATAGCCCGCATCTGTTTGATAGGTTGCTGTACCAGAAAGTTCAGCTCTAACGCAATTATTAACACCAGAAGACGCGACAACATGAAGCTTTTGACTAGGACTACTAGTTCCAATCCCTACCCTGCCCGAGCTGTCGATTCTCATCGCCTCGGTGGCTCCTGTTGTAAAACCAAGAATGTTTGAGCCAGGGCGAAAAATACCAGTATCAGAACTACCATCTGCCCAGAAACCCAGTCCTGGTGATGCTGCGGTGCCGTCTGCAAAGAACGAAGCGCCTGTAGCGGTGGATCCATTAAAATTGAAAAGGATATTTCCAGCACTATTAATCCTCATGCGCTCGGTTGGTGATGACGCACCATCGGCAGTAGTGGAGAACACTAGGCGGCCTGGGCTATCACCTGAGGCAGGAGATTGACCATCGCATACGCCGCCTATCCAGGCAAGTCTTTGATAATTGCTACCGTCGTAACCTTTAAAGGTAACAAGTCCACCATAATCGTTATTGTTTAACGCTGTTTTGCTGCCTTGAGTCCCACGAGCAGAGCCCAGGGCTACTTCTACTCCATCTGATCCATGCCGTGTGAATAGAGCGCCTTTGTAAGAAGAAGAAGCAAGCTGAAATCTGTAATCGTCTGTATTACTAGACGTCCCCACCAACAGCCTGCCCGAGCTGTCGATTCGCATCGCTTCACTAGATGCTCCACGAAACTGCAACGCACCGCTATTGTCAGCAGCGATCCGGGCAATATATGCACTGTCTGCATTATTCCTGAAACTAATCGAAGACGTGTCATCTGCAGAACGTCCCGTCATCCATATAGTATTTGCAGTTGTATCAGCAATAGTTAGTTTTCCTATGGGCGACGAAGTGCCAATCCCAACTTTGCCCGAGCTGTCAACCTTTAATCGTTCCGTTCCATCAGTTACGACACTGACTTCACCTGTTCCATAGACCAGACCTGTATCAGTATCTGTTCCCGTAATACTTGGATTTGCAACAGTATTGGTGCCGTTAATTTTAATAGTCATGATTAAGCAATCACCCAAGTAGACCCAGAAGGCACGGTGATGGTCGCACCGCTATTAATTGTTAGTGTACCAGCTGAGATAACATTCTTGCCGGTCCCGATAGTGTAAGACGTGGTGATCGTATTGTCATGTTCAACGGCCCATGTATCACTGCCTCCACCTGTTGCGCCACCACCAACACTTGACCAATTTGATCCCGTGTAGCCTTCAAATTGAGTAACATCAGTGTTAAATCGAATATAACCAGCGGCAGGCGAAGCATCGCGCTGTAGTTCCGTACCAGAAGGTAATTGTGCAGAGCCAGTAGTACTTGTGCGTGGTGTATAGCTATCATTGGTCAACTCAGAAATATTGTCACCAGGCTGTATAGCTGAGTCGGCCAAGGTGCCCTGAGCTGCTGTTGCATAGTCAGTAGAAGCAGTTACTGCAGCTGTACCTAAACCTGCGATATCACTTGTTGAGAGAGTAACAGCACCTGTACGTCCAGCGACGCTGGTCACAGCACCTTCTGGATAGCTTAGCGCAGTCCAACTTGATAATTGTGAAGGACTGGACCCGGTAATAACATAAACAGCTCCATCATCGCTACGGATGCACCAATCCCCTTTCTGTCCGGTCAATGCAAGCATTGCCGTTTGGTTCGCTACTGCACCAAGATAGTCTGTAACAGCAATAGCAGGGATCTGACTATCTGGAATAACTCCGCCGACAAGATCAGCTTTTACGTTAAGAATAGCCTGTGTGGCTGTGGAAACTGGCTTATTAGCATCAGACGTGTTATCTACATTCCCTAAACCAACGTCGCCCTTCACTAGCGACACTGAACCAGTCTTGCCAGCAACTGATTGAACAGGAGCACTGCTTGCCGCTCCAGCCGAATCTACATAGCCAGCATCATTTGTTAACTCAGAAATATTGTCAGCAGACTGTAATGCACTATCAGCAAGAATTCCCTGAGCTTTGGTAGCACCTACGCTAACCAGTACTCCACCTTCCTTCTGGTAATATTGATCTTCATCTAAAGCATAACAAATCTCTCCCTCGTCCAAAGAACTAACATTAGTTTGGAGGGTAGAGATATTGCCACGAGCCGGCAAAATCTTATTACGGGGATCGGGAACTGGCATCGATAAGTCTTACTCTGGCTAGGGTTCCGACTAAGTAATTAGCCCAGCATCAACGGTGGCATTAGTACCAGTTGAAGTTCCAGTCTCGAAGTTACCTCCATCAACGATGCTACCATTGCCGGTCGAGGTTCCTGTCTCAAAGTTACCTCCATCAGTAGCTCTGCTGGCGATATCCTCTAATGCGGACGCAAGATCGACCCATAGCCCAGACTGCCTTACATAGTAATTACCATCCTGTGGCGCTTCTGGTATTCCGACAACAACAGGCTGAGCTTCCCATCGACTATCAGTATCTACCCAGGTAAGGACTTCTCCGTCCGCTGGGCTTGGAGCATAAACATCTCCGATATCATTCAGGTCAGAAGGCGCAGCTGACTCCAGGAATAGAAAGGAGTAGATTTGATTGTTGACATAATCAAGCTCTACTCCAGGGCTGTCAAGATGTGTTACACTAATATCGTAATAGTCTTGATACGCTGTATAACTATCTACCTGATAAATATGTACTTCAGATGGATCGTCAACGTTTGATACATGCAGCTTAGCCGTGTTAGATAATATTGCTGCAAGCAGTGCAGAAATATCAGAATTATTTTCGTTTACATGGCTAACAGTAAGTAATGAAACCAGGAGAGGATCTGAGTCATCTGTATGAAACTTGCGATGAGCTGGAGTTCCTGGCTGGTCGTGGAATTTCCACAATATAGTGGTCCCTATCGAAGTGCCACCACCCCCCGATTGATTTGCTGGAATCCAATCAGTTCCATCCCACTCCAGAACCTGCCCCACGTTAGGTGGGTTTGTCGCAGTATCAACATCTAGAAGATCGTTTATGTACTGAGCGCCACCACCTTCACCACTTCCGCCTGCTGAGAAAACTTGAGGTACGAAGCGGTTTGTCCACCGACTCCCGTCCCAAGTTAAGACTTGTCCGACTTCTTTGTGAATGCCTTCACCTACATTCCGCAGATCCTCTAGATCTACGTCTGAAGCTGCAAGGTCTTGGCCGTCGGTCCCGTCAGCGCCGTCCCTGCCATCCTTACCACGCTGGCCGTCTTTGCCGTCTCGACCAGAGTTAACCAGCAGCATTTGGTCTTGTATGTCCTCTCTGAGCGTCTCAAGCAGGTCTTTGGATATTGAGGCGTCTAGTGCCTTGAACAGGCCTTCGGATATCGAAGCGTCTGTCTCCTTAAGAGGAGGTGCTGTAGGGGCTTCTTCTGTGTCCTGAGACCTGAATTCCGTTGATGTGACTGTTGTTAAAAGACCTTCTACGACATCGTTCCTAGGCAGAAGCCTTTTCAACTCAGAAATGACTAAATCGTATGGTTCGGAATCGTCATTCTCGATCCAAAGACTAAAAATTGCCTCAAATTCTATAACAGTCGGGAATCGAGCAATGTAAATATATAAGCCTTCTCGTCCGCTAAATACAGGTTTTTTATCAACAACTTGCAAGTTAGCGGATAGACGAATAATTTCGCTCCCGCCGAGAATCCGTAAAATGTCGGCAGAGGATAAAATCATCTCGCTTAGCTCCCTGCGTCTAGGATGCCGATAGGCACAATATAGCAATCCTTAGTATAAAATTATGGAAACGACCGTTATTATTGGATTGGTTTTATTCGTTGCTTCGGAAATTATTCCCCACCTGCCTATCAAAGGCAATGGCGTTTTAGATGTGATTATTGAAGCATTGCGTAAAGTTTTCCCTTACTCCCCCAGCAGCAAGCGATGATCTGGAGAGCTCTTGTCGTAGAGATAATTAGAGCTCTTTGGCATAACGGACTGCACAGGCAAAACAAGACACTACAACAGATCCATGAACAATGGTTCCCTTTCTGGGTGGAATGGAAGACCGCTGCAACTATGGAAGATGTCGACAGACAAGTAGAAAAGTTAACTCAGCCAGCAAAAGTGGCAAGTCCGGTCTTTTCGGAAGATCTCAACGGAGAAACCCCTCTCGGGGGTAAGATAGAGCTAAACAGTCCCTGGAATGAAAACAACGATTGACGAAGCCTTGGTCATCCTATTCAGAGGGCAGTCAAATGTAAGACTAATGGCAACAGACGTTGGCATCCCACTGGAAGAGATGAAACGACTCTTTTGTGAATATGTAGCCGAAACACCTATAGACCCAGATGTGTGGAAAGGTGATATCGACCTCGCTTGGCCTTATAGTGGCAATTAATAAAATTTACGCTTTTGCGAAGTCTTTTTTGACTTTTTCTTAGTTCTTTTTGTCATGGGTTTTTTCTTCCCTGTTTTCTGAGCAGTAACCAAAGGTAGTGCCATCACCACTTCTCCTTGTCAGCCCAATAAGCCGCAGACATTTTTCCTTTTGAAATGTTTCTAGCATGACGAGCCTTGAAGCTTGAACGCTTGCGTTTCATGGCATCCGATTCTCCCTTCTTAGGCTTTCCAGCTGTGCTAGCGCCTTGCTCGCCAAAACGAATCAACTTAGTCTTATCGCCTTCTTTGGCCAATACGACATGACTCTTCTTTGGATGGCTAGGAGTCCTTTTAGGTTTGTTATAACCAGAAAGATTATTCTTGGCCAGTCTCGGGTCTTTCTTTTTAGCTGCCATTACTTTTTCTTCTTCTTAGCCGTTTTAGCAGCTTTTTTAAAAGCCGATGCCTTAGGTGCTCCCTTTGATCCAGGCTTTCGCATCTTTTCGCCACTGCCTGCAGCAATGCGCTTCTTCTTCTCGTTGATGTTTTTGTAAAGACTCATGATTACTTTCTTTTAGGTTTTCCACCGGCTCCATTTCTGGCCCGATTAGCTGAGACTGACTCTCGAACTAGTTTACCTGTTTTTGTGTGAGACATATCTCCACCTCCACGCCCATAGATCTTGCGTTTCTTTCTAGCAGCATTTAACTCGCTGCGATATTTTTTCCTTTCTGTACTGGAATGGTAAGCAGTATCGTACTTTTTCTTTTTAGCGCGAGCTTCAGGATTGCTTGCATAGTATTTTGCGGTTCTTGATTTAGCTGTCATGAGCCCAAGTCGTACTTTTCTATTCTAGAGCGATAGTCTCTGTTCCTTTGCGCTTGCTCGCTGACATAGTGCTCTACCTTGTCTTCAAGCCGGTGAATAGCCTCGTTCGTCTGATAAGTGGCTTCTTTGTGACTGCCTCTAATAAGACTAAATCCAGTACTTATGTCTTCTCTTGTTCTAGTAAACTCATGCATTATGGTTTCGATTGAGTCTTTCAAATCCTCTTTCGTTACATAGTTCTCAGCCACCTTTACCTCCAAGCGATCGGTAGCGTCAATGCTACGCCTTGCTACATGTAAAGCGTCCTCTGCTCTTCTCCAGGTAAAGGTTCCCCAGCCCAGTAAAGCTGTTGAGATCATTATCAAAAGAGACTCTGGCACGATTGACCTCACCTTCTATTAGAATACCTGTACTAAAGGTCACTTCCGTCTAAGTTTTTCTGCCCCGGTTGATAGCCTGGACCGGCAAGTCCTGTTACCGGGTCGGATACTATTGTTTCCTTTTGTTCTTTGACAAGGCCAGAGTCCGAGTCGAGATCAATATTAAAGCCGTCGATATAACGAGGGCCAACAGAGTAAGTAATTTCCATGCTTCTAGACTTCCGTAGTGCTAGTCTTTTTAATTTCTTTGCAGATTTCTAGGATTTCATTCTTAGTAAAGGAGCTCTTGAGTTCATGGCCCTGTTCTAGTGCCCAAGAAAGCAATGCTGACTTGCTCATAGCACTAAGAGGAGCCTCTTGTTCGACCTGCTCTTTTTTGTCCGGCTTAAGACTATCAACGTCGTAGGCATCCACTCCTGCTTCTACTACAACTTCGGGAGCTGGTTTAGAAATAGCAGCAACTTCGGCTTTTTCTCCTTCTTCTACAAAGCCCTCAGCTCTTAGTTCACGAGCCTGAATAGTGTAATAAGCAGCTCTGCGAACCCCTTCTTTAATAAACCAAGTTGGGCGATTCTTAAGATAAGCCATTTAAATAAAGTCGATGGATTAGTTTACCATTATAGAGCTGTGGACTTATGAAAACAATCCATAAAAAAGAGGGGAGAACCCCTCTAAAACTAAAGTTCTAATTGTTCAGATTAACGGCTAGGGCCATCAACCAATTCGTAGAATACACCGCCAGCAGTACCAAGGTTGCTAACCGCGTAAACAACGTTGTTATCAGCATCGCAAAGAGCACCACGGACGTGAGCCACGCCGACGCCATTAGGGTCAAGGTCAGTAGCAACAGCGATGACAACATCTTGACCGCCAAGAGTTACGGTCGCATCGCCACCAGTCAGGCCGACAACGATAACGCGGATGGTCTTGGCTTTAGAAAGAGTTGTTGCAGCAGCTGATGGAGTGAGGCCAATTTCGCATTCGCTGTCAAGGTTAAAACCTTCGCGAGGAAACATTCCTGAAGAGCGTGCAGCCATAATAGTAATACCAGATAGGGTGTTTACGTGAGTCGAGTCTGACCAGAGCGAGTCTCGACTTACATCTTATGATACCTATAGACAATAAAAAAGCCTCTATAAGAGGCCTTTATTATTAATCTATCTTTGATATAATAAGATCAAGCGGTTGCGTCAATGCCCTGGAGGCGTGCGGCTGCACGACCATTAACAAGAGCAAGTCCGCAGAACCACTCAACCCTTGTGACGAGTTGAGGCTGAGAGAAGGACTCACCCAGTTCGCGAACGTTGATGCCACCGTTCTGGATTCCGGTCAGCTGATCAGGGCCGAAGGAAGCAACATAGAGATCCTGAGCTGCTGGGTTGCCGTCAAGGATAGGAACGTTCTGGTGGTCGCGGTCCAGTTCCAAAACAGGCAGGCCAGCGTAGACAAGCTGCTGATAACCGAAATCGTTACGGACGATGTCGATCTGAGTGTTAGCGCGGGTCTGACGAGTCAGGGCGCGGCGCATAGACTTGGAGCAGATGATGTACTTGGAGCCGCCTACAGCGTCGACGTTGTCGATAGCTTCGTCAAGCTTGCCAAGGTCAAGAGCACCGCCACCGTTGGCGAAATACTGAGAGGAACCGGTAGCAATACGAGCAGCCAAGCCGTCAAATTCAGAAGGAGCCTGGTTGGAATCGCCATTAATGAACAAGGCTTCCCATGCAAGACGCATAGAGCGCACGCGAGCCTGGATCTGATAAGCCTTGGCTTCAGAACCTTCCAGAGATACGATTGCAGAATCGATTTTGATGTCACCGCCGAAAAGCTTCAAGCTTTCTGACTGCTGAGAAACTTCTGCATAGCTTTCGGCCAAGGCAGCGTTATAGTTACGGAATCCCACGTCAGGAAGGCTTTCTTCGCGCTTCCAGAACAAGCCGTTGCCTTCAATAGAGCGGAAAGGAAGAACAGACATCAGCTGACCAGCTGCAAGCTCTGTTACAACAGCTAGCTCCTGAGGAGTCTTAGCATGTTTCTGGGCTTCAAGCAGAGTAAGTGCCATTTGTGTTACCTAAAGATGATTGAACGAAGATTGGGTGTTAGCGCTTCAGTTATTTTCACAATAACGTCGGCAATCGCACCCTTCCAGTCCACTCCATCTCAGAGTTTCCTTTCTGGGCTGCTATTCATATAATACCTATGTTACTAAAAAAGGGTCCGCGAAGACCCTTTGCTAGTTACTTTTAGCTTTCGATTACCGAAAAGCACGTTGGAAGAGTTCAGTAGCACTTAGGCCTGACAAGTCTTCCTGAGGCATTCCGTTAGTGTCTGTTCCACCATAGCCGATACCAGCCCCAGCTCCCTTAGACCCTTTAAAGAAAGTACCATAAACAGGATGATTCTTGAAAGAACTGATGAAGTCTTCGGCCAAAACTCGCTTACCAGATTCTTTATCAAGAACAGGATCGCCAGCAGAATCGATAACAGTCAAGCTACCGTCAGCCTCTTGTCGAAATTTGCTTTCGATCTGTTGTGACATCATGTCAAAAAAGCTTACCCCATCAGCTGCGTCAGTACGGCCTCCGGCTGAAAAGAAGATCTTTTCAAGCGCGTACTTCTTCTGATAATCTGCTAAAGCATTTCTAGCTGTCAATGCTTCCTGTGCCGCAGCTTCTGCTTGCTTGCTATACTTTAGCTCAATAGCTTCTTTAGCTTCCCCGAAATGAGCTTGCGTTCGAGCAGCTTCTGCAGCCTCTGCTTGTAGCTTGGTGTATTCCTCTGGGTTGATCTCCGCAAATTTTTCCAGTTGATTTTTTGATTCCTTCAAATCACGTTCATACTGTTTGCGAGTTTCTCTTTCTGCCTTCAAAGCCTTAAGCAAATTCTCCGCTTCAGAGCGAGGCATCATCTCATTGCTTTGAAGGTTGCCTTGAGGAGCGCTGACTTCAGTCTCAGGAGTCATGTTCTCTTCAGCCATTTTAAAAGCCAGGCATCACGCCTGGTTGATTGTTACCGCGTAGTATGCCTAAGGGGGTTCGTAGGGCTCAATAGACTCTAGGGTGTAACTGGTGTAAGTACATCCAACAGCACCGCCCCACCCGCTTGGTCCCATGACCCCGATTATCTTGGATGGGTCAGATTGCATTCTAAAAAGCACGCAAGTGTCGTCACTGTTACCACAATAAAAAACACCTGTACCTACAGAACCAGGGTAAGTATAGTCAAGGGTATAAGGCTGCCCGTCGCTAGCTCTAAACACGCCAAAATTGATCCCGTAGCTTGCTGGAGTCCTACCGCAGTCAATTGGGCCGTTTGGACAGTATTGCGAAATAGATTGAATGTGAACCAAGCCACTGGGGATCCAGTACTCTTGCGAATAAGGCAGGCGCATAATCACTGTTTGAAAGTAAATATCCCCATTGGGGATACAGCCGTTTATTCCGTTTGTGCCACAGGATGCAGTCACGATATCTGCGTATCTCCAACTGGTAATAAATCTTTGAGCAGCAACGAGTTTGCAGTCGCAATAGTCCTCTCTAAACTCATATCCAAAATCACAATAGTCATCCGGGTCCGATGGCAAAGCCTGTCCGTCGCATTCACCCCATTTGCATTTTGGTTTTTTCTTGCAGTCACTCATTTCGCCCTGATTCGGGCAGACGGTATCAGCAGGCATCTATCGGCTCCATTTCTTCTGAGGGCATAGCATGTCGGGATCACCACCCACCCAGGTCTTCGCCTCCATAAAGCAACCACAATCAGTGCATCGCTTACTGTCTGGATCAAATAAGGGGCAGGCCTTGCACGTCCTGTAGCGCTCCTCTCTAACCTCTGCAGACGCCTTGCCGAACCTTACCGCTTGACCAGCAGTTTGCGCAAGACCCTTGGCCATGGTCCCTACACCAGGCATCTTCTTCTTAGGCACCGACCTACTAATCATTTCGTCATGTCGCTCTTTTGGCCACGCAGATACAGGGCCAGTTGGTATGACCCCGTCGCAGCTCAGCTCGTTTACAAAACTCATTGCTGCTCAAAAGCTGGGCTAGTTTACCGATGACTCAAAGAGCAGCCATTCTTGTCTGGAAGTCAGAAAAACTTGTCGAAGCCGCGACTTCTGCCTTGAGCGTAGCCTTGTCAATAACAGCAGGAAGCTGAACTGGCTTGAACTTCGAGTCGGTGCTGTTGTATTGCAGAACGTCATTGTTAGCCAGCGGTTCTGTCGAATTTGGATCGGTGAATGTCAAGTAAAGAGTGCCACTGCCAACCATAGATGCCTGAGCTGTCGCATCAAGGTTCATAGCCCATGCGTCTGTACCTGAAGTCTGAACCGCCGATTCGTTAATCCTGAACCAAGTCAACGCATCATGAGAAGCGTAAAGCTCAACGGGATCTCCAAAGTTTCCAGTAGAGGCAGGGAACCCAAGGTCAAGCTCGATCTCATCTCCATTGCTGTCGACTTTGCGGAAGTAGACCGTCAAGATACTGCCAGGTCCGCCACCAGTGAATACAGCCCAGTCGCCATCTGACGTCATAGTGCCGGCGCTAGTGCCAGTAAAGTTGCTGTATTCATAGGTAGTAAAGGAGGAGACAGAGGAAAGGGCAAAGTCGTCCATGTCTTCTATCCCAAGACTGACAGCTCCGGTATCGCCATTCACACTACTGACAGCTCCACCGCCTCCGCCACTACCGCTAACAGCGCTTGGCATCCACGTGGAAAGAGTGTTGTCCCAGACCAATGAATCACCATTTACAGGCGGAGTAGTAGTGGTATCGACATCAGTCAGGTCATCAATCGAGGCAGGAACTGTTGGCTTATTGCTTAGATCGCTGTACTGGTTAGTCGTGGCTACCGGTGCAATCGGTTCAGGAACCCAGCTAGTTGTGGTTGAGTCATAGATAAGGATGTAATCGTTGGCCGGTGTGCCTACATCCGACAAGTCCTCTAGCTTGGCACCATCAAAACCAAGGACAGGAATCGGTGCGCCATAGGCAATCATTTCACCGCCATCTGCAGAGTTGCCCGTGACAGAAGTCAGGATCGTTCCGGTGTTACTGATACCTTGCCTTGTTGACCCGACCACCATGGTACTTGTCGTACCAATAAACGATCCAAAGTACTGACGGATCCGGCCGTCCAGTCCAAACCAGACCTCGACGGGCATTCCTTCAGATCCGCTGCTGTAAGGAATCTTGAAATCAACTCTGACAACAAACCACGTTGTGCCGTCTTGTGTCAATCTTTTGTACCCGGCCCTCCTGGTCTCTGTGTCCTGAGACATCCAAGAAACACAGAGGTCAGCATTGGGGTGGTCAGTACCAAAGTTTCCACTTCTGGCGTTGTAACCGTTGTTGCCAGAATCCAGGTAAACGGTGCCGTTAGTATTAATCTTCAGGGCTGCAGGACCAGAGATCACTTGGCCAGCGTAATTGATGCTGTCATAGTCCGAATCCCAGGCGCCTGTTGTTGTCGGCACAAGCACAACGGAATCGTCGGCATCCAAAGAGCCAACAATGTAGGTGAACCCATCGTTTGTCAGTGCTGTATTGTCGGCGTAGAAACCATTGATACCAGCAAGGCCTGTGTCTGTCGTAAGAGTAGCGCTAACGGCACTCGTAACAGTTTCCCTGCCTGCCATCAGGTCAGAGAGTGAAAGATATTCGTGCTCGTCATTATCTTTGTAGAGGATCTCACCAACACTAGGGGCGTCAGTCGTGACGTCGTTTAGGCTGCTCAATGTCGTAGCACCAGCGCCGCCGGCAGAAGTAGAGGCCACCCACTCACTAGCTGTGTTATCCCAAGACAGGACCTGGCCGTCTGTAGGAGATGAAGCGTTTACGTCTGTCAGGCCATCCAGGGCAGTTGCACCACCACCACCGCTAGATGTAGTAGGAGTCCACTCGCTAGCTGTGTTGTCCCAGACTAGGAATTGACCGTCCGTTGCCGCCGTAGAGCTTACGTCTGTCAAGTCAGCGATAGAACCTACCGTAGAAGGAGTCGACCAGGATAGGACCCCTGAGCCGTCTGTGGTAAGAGCTTGGCCAGTAGTCCCCGTATTTTCAGGAAGAACCAGCGTGTAGGTAGCTGAGGCGCTGTGAGGAGGGGATTTGATCTTGACGCCGTGACCATTCGTCTCGCAGTTCAGCTGGATGGCTGCATCATTGCCGATGTTTCCTCTTATCTCAAGAACACCAGTTGTGTCAGGTGCTATTTTAATATTGCCTGCGCTAGTGCTAATGATCTCAAAGTTATTAGTATCTAAAGCGCCTCCAAGTTGAGGAGTTGTATCGTCTATAAGGTCTCCAGTAGCTGTTGCCTGAGTTAGCACTCCACCTTCGATTACATACAGAGCGTCTTCATCAGTTGCATAACAAAGCTCGCCTTCTTCTAGAGCGGATAAGCCTGCTGTTAGTGCAGCCAACGTACCGCGAGCTACTCGAACGGGAACACGGTAAGAAGGGACTGGCATAACATGATTCTGTCTGGACTAGAATGCCAAATGCTATACAGTAAACTCTCCGCCATCAGGCTCTGCTCCATCAGAGACACCAGTGGTAAAATCACCGCCACCCCAAAAGCCGCCACCACTGCCACCGCCACCACCGGTACCGGAAATCGTTACGATATCTCCGATAGCGTCTTTGGTGAACAGAGTAGCGGTCCCAGTATTAAGCCCAAGGACCAGCTCGCCCTGAGTGATAGCATCAGTACCACCTGTCTCGATAGCAGTCCTGATATCCGCCTCTACGTCAGTCGAGTTCTTAAGTACTATCCTGTCAGGGAAGACTGCCACAGGGCTCTATTTTAACTTTGCTAGTCTTCCTATGGAGGACATCGACCTCCACGGTACTTAATGTACCAGCCTCCATAGGTTGGAACGTTTGGCTTAACAGCATAACGAATACTAGTACCTGTAGATATAACGCCATTGCAGCGAGTAGTGCTATAATCAAAGTAGGCAACTATCTGGTTAGGAACAGTCGAGTTTTCAAAGACGTTATAAGGGCCTCTTATTATTTTAGGCGCACTTCCGACACTGTTTAATGTATTACCAGGATAGCCAGGAAATTCAGAAGGGGACTCCCAGACCAAGTCTTGTTCGCCGCATTCAGGGTCATCTATGCAGATGCCTGATGAACCACAGATCTCACAGTCGCGACAATCGTCGTCACAATTGCAGTCGCATTCCCCACATTCCGGAGGCACGCTTGATTTATCACAAACAGTTTTAAAGTAACAAGTTCTGCCGCCGGCACTGACAAAACCATTATTAGTACAGGTGGACTTGGGAGGGCATGGCGGTTCTTCGCCTTCACACCAAGTTACAGTACTGCATGACCCCGCGCAAGGATCGTCCTCATTTCGGCAAAGGGACTCGCAATCTACGGATATAGTCTTGCGCTCACCACAAACGTTTACATAAGCTATACTTTCAAAGTAGCCACAAGAACATCGGGCATACGTTGGATAAGGAACCGTGCATCTTTCGCAGTCAAGGCGGCACACCCCATCAGGGTCACAGTTCTCACAGGCAAGCCCACACCCACTCCCCTCACACTGGCAAGGCCCCGTACCTTCGGGTTTTGCTGAGCAATGCAGTCCACGGAGACTGCCAACGCAGTCCGAACATTCATCGCAAACAGTGCTTGGATCACAACCAGGCATAAGGTCGCCAGTGGCTGATTTATAAGAGTCGCAAAAAGAATTGCATGAATCTTCCCTAGGCGGACAAGGGCCGCAGTTGCATGCCACGCTAACACCGACACCGTCAGCGGCGTATCGACAACAACGTTCTTGACCACAGCAGTCGTGTGCTCTGCCACGATCGGGACCACAGCCACTCTTCCTGCAACCGTTGTCGGCGGGGTTTGGCTCACACAGGCCTGCCGTCCTCTTGTTGCTGTTTGGGTCGGTTATATTGTCTCTGCCGCACCCGGACAAACCACCACTGCCACGCCCACTGCCAGTGCCGCGAGGATATCTTGCTCCGATAGGAACGTTGCTATTACTGCCACTGTTAGGTATATTTGGATTGCTATTCGGAGGCGTATAGCCGGGATTAGCGTCCTGAAATCCAGGAGAGGTTACTACTGGATCGGTAGAACCGTTAGGGGGCATTCCATTATTATCAACACAAAAGCCTCCCGAACATACCCAACCAGAAGCGCATTGATTACTATCCGAACATCTTGTGAGGTCAGAATTATCAGCACCCTCGTAAGGGTCATAGGGCTCAGTTCCCGCTGACAGAAAGTCGCTACTGGGTCCTAAATCATCACGATTATTTGATTCATTCCAATTCCTCCAGCCGGACATGCTATCTGTCTAGTTGGCGTAGTCTACCTATGATGCGTGTAAGCCGTAAAAATTATAGAGAGGGTCTTTGGGCTTGCCTGACCTAAGGTCTATCGGAACTGTATTCGGTACAACTGGAGCCCAACTGAGTTTCCCAAAAACCCCAGTTGAAATTCCGGTTTCAAAGTTACCTCCATCGACGATATTATCGTTGCCGGTTGAAGCTCCGGTTTCAAAATTACCTCCATCGGCGACAGTGTTATTGCCAGTTGAAGTTCCAGTTTCAAAGTTACCTCCGTCAGCTGGTCCTAGCGCTCCTCCAGTATTAACAACCACATACATAATTATCTGTCCACCGCCTCCAGGTACTTGATAGAACAGCATTTGGCCTTCTCTTTCCGCTAGCTGTAGTTCTCCCTGAACAAGCCCATCATCGTCAACATAGACCCTGGTATCTGGAGGGATAGCTGACGTGATACGTCCTACCGTCATGCCAATACTTCTCCTGGTCTTGGTCGAAGCGACAATGATAGGCCTGGAAATACTCATGCCACTCTCAGTAAGCGCAAACCACTATTATCAACCATATACAGGTTAACAACACCTGAAGACCCGTTAAAGAAAGCAAGCAACCTACCAGGGATGTCAGCTGTAGCAAGCAGTGCCGTTGGATCAGGCTCAGCATAGACGACCTGAATAATTGCGTCGGTGTTGGTCGTGACGGATTGAGACGTCATCGAAACAGGATTAATAGCCATTAGAATTTGCTGTAGTAGATACCGTTGGCATAGCTAAGCTCAACTTCGGTTCCCTTTGGAATGGAAGTGAAGCCAATAGGTTTGGTTACATAGACTTTCGATTTGTATTTAACCTGCCCTTCTCCACTGTCTCCAAGCTTGACCCAGACGCCAGTCACACTGCCGCTAAAGTCGCCCTGGACAAGGACCTCAGTGGCTCTTTCTTGGAGTACCGCAATGCGGTTAGCAGTACTTCTTTGCTGAAGATTTACTATGCTCATGATTACACATTAAAGAAACCAAACTGCTTCAGATTCCAATAAAACACGGCTTCGTTACCAGCTGTCAATACAGCGGGAGAAGATACCTTCGCGACAGAGAAGATCTGACCTGCCTGAGATGGAGTTGAAACGGTGTCAACACTTAGATCCAGGTTGCCGTCTCCAGTGCTGACAGCGCCAATACCGGCAAGCACTGCCTCTGGGACCTGCAGGACATCTGCAGAGGCGTAACCGTAACCTTTACCGGATAGAAAGACGTCAAATACGGTTCCAGTTCCACTGATCTGGAGATCAATCTTTAGACCTACTCCAGAACCGCCTACGGAAGTTACAGGGATGTTCGTATAAGTACCATCAACACCAGCGGTCGGAGTAGTAGACGGAGCATCGAGGGCCGTTACATTGCCAGTACTCCAGACTAGAGCAGCATGCGAGAAAGGAATTGAGGTCGCAGAGCCATCCTGGGCAAAGACAGTAGCCTTTGTCACCATAGACACTCCGCCGTCTCCGTAAAGGCTGACGTCTGTATTTGAATAGCTAATCACCTGCCGCTGATATCCTCCGGTTCCAAGGGTAACCTCAAACCCCAAAAAAGTGGCATCGTTTGTAACTCCAGGCTCGTAAACAGTGCCAGACGCATTGATTAAACGGGCCTCAAATACTGAATCCACAAAACGGTTCACAAGCTGGTCCGTAAGTTCCGCACTGGATATTTTTGCGGCGATTGCCATGCTTTCTAATTCGAGTCGCCGTAGGATTCCTATGTTGCAAACAAATCAGCCGTAACAATAACAGCACCGTCAATTAACAAACTGCCTGCGCTGTCAATAGGAACAGAACCGTCAGCATCTGTAGCGAGAATACCACCAGGCTCAACAATGAAGCCACCAACGAAACAGGTACTAGTGAACTGAACCGGATAAACTAGGTCAGTAGGGAAGACAGGCAGAATACCATCGTTGCCAGGAGCGTCCACTTCAACAGAAAATGCCAAGTTGATATTTACAATATAGAAGAAAGAACCAGAGTCTACAGCAGTTTCGTTTGTAATAGTTGGGAGAATCGGCGTAGTGGGAGGAGTAGCACCACCACCCATATCTGCTAAAGAGTTTCCTACAATGTTGTCCGGAACAGTTACATCACCATTGGAAAAACCAAGCCAAAGACCTTCAGTGACAAAAGCTGCCTCTTCTGGATAGACACCCCATGTCACTGCGTCCATCCGCATAGCCAAGACCCTGTCCTTTGATGGATCGTAGTACCTGAAAGGTTGTCCTGGGTACCAAGTTGTAGCGACATCCTCCCTCATCTGCTCTGCTATCTGTAGGCCGTAAGCCTCTCCTTTGATCATCCTGGTCAGGTAATTTTCATACGCTTCAACAGAAGCGTTAATCTCTGCCTCTGTCTCAAATAACAAAGGCACTGGAATTTGAGCATCTAAAACATAAGGGCCAGATTCGTCCGGGGGCTCTACATATCGTCCAGTAGAAAGTACGATATCAGTTTCTAGCTCGGTCGTAGCAGTAGTCGCGCTGTTAAGCCTGTCGGGAGCTACGTCAATTGTTGTGGTTGAGGTAGACGTTCTAATTGTCTCTGTCCGGATTCCCTGCAGCGCGTCAAGATTACCGCCAAGACCCACCCCTCTAGAAGACAGACTGTTGTACAAGATGTCCTTCTGAACGTTAGCATTGCCTACTTGATAATAAGTCGTGTCGGTTCTTGATATCCTAAACAAATCTGTTGTGGAAAGATTATTATTAAATTCTAAAGGAATACCTTGAACAACGCCGGATCGCCAATCACTGGGCTGAGCCACAGTAAGGGTAGGAACCCATCTGTCGGTAACAGTTCTAATAAGCTCGTTAGCGGTCCCATAGTAGTTGGTAGTCTCGACACGAGACAAGAGAATTCTCTCCATTCCATCCTGAGGACAGCTCCCGTTCGGGTTGCATTCTGTCGCCCAGATCGCTCGACAATACGCCATCGAGTCAGCGTAATACTGACCGTTTGCCTCTACCGCTGGGCCGTACACTTCCTTCAAAGAGGAAGAGACTTGGGCTCCAGGAGCGTCGTAGGTTGTTGAGGATGTGTCCAACCGATAGGCAGGCACGAATAACGGCGATTCGGTTAATCCATAGCCAAAGGTACAGCTGGTGTACCTGATCTTCATAAAGTCCCAAAGCTCTTCGGGAATTTCGTTGACGCTGTATGTGAAGGAGCTAGACATTTTTCGATCAGGCTGTGGGTTTTATTAACGGTTAAATATGGTTAGCCACTATAAGATCCGTAAGGATTGCCAAGAGGCGAGCCCGGAGCGTTACCACACGAACTAGAATTCCCAGGGCCAGCTGGGTTGCCTGTATTCACGTCACCGATGTTGCCAAGAGGTGGGTTCCCGTTGCCGTCGTTTTCGTTACTTGGGTTGTTAGGGTCGTTACTTCCAGGAGGAGAGCCAGGATCACCAGGATCGCTACCACCACCGCCTCCACCTCCGCCACCGCCTCCGCCAGGGAAAGGTTGTCTCGCAAAAATCGACGCAGGGTACTTCAAGAAGTAGTAAGACTCTGTCGTAACAGTATCGACCTTACCCCTGTCATCTCCAGGAATTCCATCAGAAGGAACTTGATAGGAAAGTTTGATCTGATCAGGAATAGCTCCTGTTCCAGCTAGCGGGGAAACGGCAACAGCAGTAACGCCCAAAATGGACACCCATTCGCCAGGAGCTACTGAGTCTTGTCCGTCTCCGTCATAGAAAACTCCTGTCTGAAGAGTTCCTGTGTTGTCCTGATAAACGTATTGACCAATAGAGGCAAATGCAGCGGAACAGTTGGCAAAAGTGGTCTGAGCGATATCAAGCTGAACCGGAACTATAGCGGTCAATTCGTCAATCTCTTCCGTCAATGCCATGAGAGTCAACTTGCATCCAATCTCAACTGCAAGCGTCTCCGACTCTGCGTCATAGGTAGTGGAGATTATGTACAGGTAGCCGCGAGGATGACGGTAGACACTACCACTGGGGCTAGTCATGTCAAGAAGTACTATGGCACCTCTTTTAAAAATGTTTCTGTCATAGTCCTCAATTGGCGGACCTCCAACGCGTCTGCCAAGAACTAGCTGGCCACTTGTCTTAATGCAGCCATTGTTGTACGCGCTATCGTCAGAGACCTCCCAACTGACAAGTGATGAACTATAATCTATGCCTTTAATAGTAAGACTTCTAATCCTTGTACCAGTTGCTAAGTAAGACACTATTAAACCTCCTCTAAACCGAAAGAAACCAGAGTTGACTTAGGGCTAAGCCTCACGAAAGAAGGAGGAGTGACAAAGATAGCATTAGTAGAAATTGAAGGCCCCCAGGTTTGGTCCGTTACACCACAAGCAGCAGGTAAGCCCAAAGACCTGTCGTGATCCCATGACTGAAACAAAAGGTCTACCTGATAAGCGTCAGGTGCATCCAGGATAGAAGAAATGACCCACTGATACTTCTGCCTAAAGGCTGGGCCAGTCAACACCGCAGCACCGTTAGCTGACAATGACAGGGACGATGATGATTGATAACTTCTTGGCATTTCATTGGAGCCAAAATTATCTAACACTACACTAATAACGGACCCCACCGAAGGCGTAAAAGATACTCCGATCTGTGACATCCTGGTGACTCTAACTGGGCTAGGTTGCCTAAGAGATGATCCCAGCTAACTTCTTGTACTTGGTAACAGTTTCTTCGCTATATCCTGTTACATAGATGTGCCTGTTTCCCTTGATAGCGGTCACAAAGTCTTCTGATTTGTTGGCCAGTAACGTAAAGGCATTGTCATAAATCTCCATAAGTGACTGCATCACGTCCTCTGGCACTTCTGCTCTCATCGCTAAAAAGACAGCCCTGTAAAGATAAGCAAAGGCAATCTCCAAATCCTTTTTACTAAGCTCGTCCAACGGAACATCTGGGATCTTTGGGCCATCCATGCTTTTTGAATCCAGCCAAAGAAGCTCAGCGGTTGCCTTGGGATCACCGAAAAAGAACATGCTTAACCCATACCTGATCAATTGTACCGAAGGCGCTTTAATTTCGCAAGTTCAACCATCACATGAGAAGC